TGAACGTAACCTCACTGGTGGCAGTGAGTACGGCAAACAACGAGCGGCTATCTTGGATGCAATTGCAGAGGGTGGCGAACGTGGAGTTACCGAACGGGAGCTTGGCCGACGCTTTAAGCATGTAAAGCCAAAGGAGCGCAACGAGATTTTGCGGGACCTTTCCGACACTGGAGAAGCAGTGAAGGCCAGCATCAAGCATAAGGGCGGTGGTCGTCCTAGGGTAGCTTACATTGCTGAATAGTGTCACCGATTTATGCACGGACTTGTGCCATAATTATCCTGAGTCATTCCAGGGAGTTACGGCACATTTCCGAGTTTATGCATTTCGTCACCGATTGCTAGAAAACATAGAGAATAGAGAAGTAGATAGGTAGAAAGTATAGGTAGGTATATTATTATTATTTTATTATTATATTTCTTTTTTTCCTTAGTATTTTTACATGCTTACATTAATGGTGAATTATGACACGCGAAGGTGACGAATTGACGAAATTACAAAATGGCACACAAGAGCGAACGTGCGAGAAACGTCTATGGCTTGGACAATATAAACGAACGTCTGAAGAACGTTGGCACACTGCGTTAAGCAAACATCCGGAAACGTGGGAAGCGTTTGTCAGTATCGCAAAAAAACGATGGGGCCCCGACACGCTGGTAGAGAAAGGAACGGACAAGGTCAAGCCATTGGACCCTGGCGAAACAATCGAAGCGGGAGACGTTCAGGGCTACGGCTCGCCCAGTAACTCTGGAGCCGCATCTATTGAGAAGGGGCAAAGGCTTAGACGCAAAGCGTCAAGGTCTCCCGATATTCTCCCGGGTCAAGGGGCTTTGTTTAATGAATAGCAAAGCAAAGGGGAACAGGATTGAACGGGAATGTATTGCCCTTCTGACTCATGCCGGGTTTCATTGTTGCCGCTCATCGGCTAGCCTTGGAATGTTTGACGTGCTTGGAATCTCCGCCGAATATACTATTGCCGTCCAATGCAAGGCGAACCGATGGACACCAAAGAAAGAACGGCTGGTTATAGAGGGGTTCCAATGTCCGACCAATTGCATCAAGTTAGACTGGAGACGAGACGACAGAAAAAACCCGCGGATAAGATTATTCAAGGCAGGGTTTGACGGGGACCTTTTGACAGTCCCCGGTCTAGGTGAGTTGATTGCTAGCGGTGCTTTGGTTGTTAGTCAATGCGGCAAGGCATAATAACGGCCAGCGTTTGGAATGCAGCGTTTACCGCGTCGATACGCGTCCCTTGATATTTGCCTTTAGGCGGCGAGACCTTGGAGATACAATCCTTATTCTTCCCGGTTTCATCCGAAGCCAAGGCAAGGCAATCTGCCAAGCGAGATAGTAAGCGCATATCTAAGCCTAGGAAGCCTGAAAAGCTTGTTCTCTTGTTTTTGTTTTCGGGCGGAATAGCGCTTTCAAAATCGGGGGCTCTTTCGCCTTGCGTTGAGAACAGAGTTTCTTCCCATGGCATTACAAGCCCATTAACGCTTATGGTTACGGTATCGGCTACGCGTAAGCGCTTAAGAGAATCGGTGTCAATGTAAAATTCAACTTCACCAGTGCATACGATATCAGTTCGAACCACAAGCATCGAACTTCCACAAGAAGCGTATAGCGATAGATTTCTGTGGGCGTCCCCCTTAACCCAGATTTTTTTGTGGAGCGTGTGTCTCATGTTATCGGCACTGTTGGCGATTTTTGCTAGTCCTTTAATTTGCTTGGCTGATAAATGCATCTTGTTTTTCCTTTTCGTTGTGTCGTTGTTTCGTTGTTTGTTGGTCAATATTGGTTTGCGTCAAAAATATAACGCTTAACTATGGCTTCCAGTTGCTCGACTAGATGCTCAACTTCTGCGTGCTCGTCATGTGAAACGATGGCCGCGATGGCATCGTACATCTCGTTCCCGTGGCATTTCATGAACTTGCCCCGTACTTCATCGGTCTTTAAGATTTCATCAAGTTCGTCTGCGTCTCTTCTGAATATTGGAATGATTGATTTCATGACGCCACCCCCACAAGCTGATAGCCATACGCCCACTTATCGCCCATATCTACAATGACGCGCCGTCCAAATGTTTGCGCGTCTTCAAGGGATATCTGACCCAATGCGTCGCCGTACTTGCTATCCGCTGGACAGAGTTCTAGATACTCGACAACGCCCGTACGTGTTGGACCTTCGCCAAAGTTTGCCTTGTATTTTACCTTAGTGCCTACCGTAATCATTGTTTCGCCTTTCGTCGGTGATGTTCACTTGTACCACAATCGTCTAACGTATGCAAATTAATATTTGAAAGTGCTATCGTTTATCTTTCGCGCGTTTTTCGGTGTGCTTCTTTTTTGGCTCTTTGTAGTTCTTCCATTGCCTGAAACACTGGGCCCGCTACGCATTCGCGGCAATAAAGCGTATCCTTGCCGCACCAACGCTTATCATCGTCGTTTAGGTATTCGTCGCACTCTTTACAGGTTTTCATTGTGTCCTTCCTCTAATCATTTACGTATTCGCGGCAATGGAGCGTGTAACTCACTAAAGCCTCTATATGGGAGTCGAATTGCTCTATGCTTCCAGTAACGCCCGCCTTTTCATGGTAAACGGTAACGCAAAAAGTAGAGTTTGGGTATTTTCCACCTCTTGTCAGTTCCACGGATAGTTCGCAGTTTTCTACGCTTGGGTGCTCGTGCTTTCGTAGTGTTTTCATTGTTTCTTCCCTTTCTTCGCTTTACGTGTTTCTGTTGATGAATCGTCGTATTGTGTCCCTAGATTTGGTGCCCCCGGTTGTGTGAATTTTTCCGGTTTCCCATGCCGCCAAGGCTTTGCCACCCATCCAGCAACCGTCCAAGGTTCCACCGTCCGTGCTTAAGCGCTTACCCTCGCAGGGCTTTGCGTTTATGAAATGGAAAATCACACGTTTGTCATTGTCTGTCAGTCTAAACATTTCGAGCCCCTTAGTTGACCAAGTGAGTGTGGCGGCCAGTGAAATCGTCTTCGCTAGAATCATCGGCGCCAAATGTGGCATACACGGCTGGCCCTCGTGGGTCGCCATTAGTCGCCCAACGACAACCCCAACGGTACATAATCTTGGCTATCTTAACTTCTAGTTGCTTTTCTTGTCGCTCACACTTTGCGCGAAGCTCCAAGTCTTCCACGTCGTATTGAAACCATTTACCATCCCGGCATTCTAGTTTGGGTTTTGGGTATCCATTACAGGCAAGCTCAAACAGTCTACGAAGTTTCAGCGCAGCCCGTGCAACCTGTGACATATCACGAGCGAATTCTTTGCGGTCTTCCCAAGTTTCGATGTTTGGGTTTTCATAGTGGTAAGTGGCGTCTATGATTTGCTTTTCGCGCTTGGTGAGTTTTGACATTGTGTCCTTCTTTCGTTGTTTCGTCGGTAGCTGTCTTGCTACGTCTCTATCGTATAGCATACGTCATACACTGTCAAATAAAAAGATTGCGTTGTGATGATATTGTTCATATGAGATATTGATTCTCGTACAGCGAACATGTGAGGCAGTGGGACGAAACGTTTCTCACATGAAAAAGCCCGCTGCCTTGCTATTCGCTGAACTTTTCGGGCCCTTTTCGTCGATTCTCGATTGTTTCTAAACCTTTAGCGCTACCATACGTTGCCATACATTGCATTGCCATACATGTAGGGTAGGGTATTGCCCTCTATGGCACCCCCAAAAACCCTTAAATACCCACACTCCGAGCCGAGTGAAATTTAGTTAAGTAATATTTTTAATTAACTAAACTATATGATATTTACTGCACCATAAGTATAGGGGGGATCTCAATTGCCGCGCAAGTTAAACAAGATTGTAGCCGAATATGACTCCAAGGTTCAGTCTGGAGAACTCACGTTGGAAGAGAAGAAGGTCCTTGAGAATGAAGCCGAGGGGGCTATTGAGATAGAGGGAGAAACTCTCATTCTCGGCGGCAATAGACAAGTATCCGTGGACATATTGCCGTCCCTACACACTCTCCTGAACAACGCCAAGATAACCATTGACTCAGAGCTACGCAGATTTGCCCGAGAATCAAAGCGCCGTGGACTGGACGCAGAACAACACAAATCGTACGCCAGCACAGTCAACTCGTTATGCAGGCTGATCAATACAGAATATGGAATTAGCAAGGTCAATAAGCTGGAAACAATCGCCGATGAAAAGCTTCAGACTATGGCAGTAAAAGCATTGAAGGCGTTTCAGGAAGATAAAGATGGATGACATAAAAAGTCATATGCGAGAAGAAATGAGGGGGGGTATGCATAGAGCAAACAACCTCTCATCAAAGAGGATGGAAGATAATACCGCAACCAAGCGCGTAAATATTCAGAAACTCCCCGTAAGAATTAGACCCGCCGATCATAACGACCAAAACCTTATTTATTCCTCATGGCTAAAATCATACGCCGCCCTAAACAAAGACCAGCCAAAGATGGTGGTGTGGAAACTACACGCACCTGTAGTCAAACAATTACTGGAAAGAAGCGTTACTCTTGTTGCCTGCGATAAAGAAGAAGGCGATAATGTGTACGCATGGATGTGTGCTGAACGCACACCTAAGTTTTTTGTCTTACATTTCGCGTATACAAAATCCATGTTTAGGCGGTGGGGGCTGCAAAAGGCACTGGTGAGGGGTTTCGATTACAAAAAGGGAGAGGCGGTGATGTGTTCTCACAGAAGCCATCTGATCAAATCGTTAAAAAAATTGGGGCACAACATAGTGCATGTTCCCCATCTACAACACCCTGGCGGACCAGAAGCTGTGGCGGCTGCGTACGCGCCAAAGAATGCCAAAAAGGACATACTATGAAAGTAACCCAATTTCAGCTGCTCCATGCTGCAAAGCCTATCCTTGGAAATACGTACATCGACGTATCCACTACACACAAGGGATGGAGCATTGAGTTGATCGGGGACAAAATCCACGCATTAGCCCCAAAAAAGGGCCTATATATTATTCCTATCTCTAGCTGTAGTTGGTTAAGGGCTGAAGAAAAACCAAAGGCTGAAGAAAAGCCAAAGAGGGCGCGAAAAGTTGTCAAAAAAGTCGAAATACCAACCGCGTGAAGTTCTTGCTGAGTATGTGCGCCGCTTTGGGGACCTAGAGGAACTCAACCCGGCGCCACAAACCAGCGAGCGTGCGTTTAAGTTCAAGAACGATCTGTTCAAAGAACAGAAGGACTTTATTAATGACCCATCGCAATTCAAAGCAGCCCTGTGCTCTAGACGGGCTGGAAAAACCTACTCCGCGTGCTTCTATCTCATTGAAGTCGCTAGCACGCATCCTGAGTGTTTGTGTGCCTATCTTGCACTCACTAGAAACTCTGCTAAACGACTCATGTGGAGCGAACTCAAACGAGCAAACAGAAAATACATGCTCGGAATGCGATTCAATAACACTGAATTGATCTGCACCCTGCCAAACGAATCCAAGATAATGCTTACCGGGGCCAATGATAGTGAAGCCGTTGAAGCACTGCGGGGTAGCCCATACCGATTGGTAATCATTGACGAGTGCGCCTCCTTTGGAAAAAACATCAGCGTAGTTGTTGATGAGATTATTACGCCGTCATTGGTTGACCACCATGGAACCCTGGCAGTTATCGGGACGCCATCAGCCTCATGCACGGGGCACTTCTTTGATGCCACAACAAACCCAGAGTTTGGCTACTCCGTTCACAAATGGACCATACGAGACAACCCCCACATTCCCCATGCCGTTGAATGGTTAGATCAACGCAAGAAGCAGAGAAAGTGGGATGACAACCACCCGGCGTACCTGAGGGAGTGGTGCGGTAAGTGGGTAAAAAGCCGAGATGCCCTGGTCTACAAATACACGAACAACAATCTAATCAGCCACGTCCCAGAAGAAGAGCTGGAATACATTATCGGGGTCGACCTTGGGTGGGCGGACGCTACAGCTATAATCATTGGCGGATTCAGCGAAAGAACAAACAAGTTTTACATTACGGATTGCCATAAAGAATCAAAGATGCTTCCGGCTGAAATATCCGAAATGCTCAAAGAGATTATTGAGGTTTATGAGCCTACTAGCGTTGTTTGCGATACCGGGGGCCTGGGTAAGTCAATCGTCGAAGAAATGCGTGCGAGATACGGCTTGCCGATCAAAGCGGCAGAGAAGAAAAACAAAGCGTCCTATATAGAGATTATGAACAGCGATCTAAACGCAAACTGCGTAATGGTCATGCAGGGGCTTCCCTTGCTAGAGGAGTGGGATATCCTACAATGGGATGACTCATTCCGAAAAGAGGACAAAAGGTTTGACAACCACCTTAGTGATGCAGCTTTATACGCATATCGAGAATCAAGACATTACATAAGCATGGACTATGAGGAGTCTCCTCAAAAAGACTCTGATAGGTATTACGCAGAGATTGAGAACCAAATAATCGAAAACCTTGAAAAACAAATAGAGGACGTAGAGAATACGCCCTGGTGGGAGGAAAGCTCATGGATGAACTGAAAGAGTTGATCGCTTTATGCAAAAAAGAGGGCGTAAAGAAGATTAAAATTGTTGGGGACTATCTTGAAAACGGGTTCGAGGAAGTCGCTTTAGAGATGGACGACAGCAAAAACGTTTCATCTTACTACTATGCTCCTATTTCTGACGAAGTAACTGAAGACGACAAGGAATATACGTGATGAATGAATACTGGTGGCAATCTGAAAATCCTCATGATGGTATTATTAACACCATAGATAATATCGAAGACTCTCAATCATACAGAGAAAACTCTAATTTGCGTCATATGTCTTTATACGCAAACAGCCCTATTGCTGATTTAAGGTCCCGGCCAGAAGCCAGGGCCCAGAGACACAGAATTACCTTAAACGTAATTCAATCAATGTGTGACACGCTAACCGCAAAGATCGCCAAAGCAAAACCAAAGGCTACGTTTTTGACGGACGGCGGCTCTTACGAGATGCAGAAGAGAGCAAAGCGCCTTGATAAGTATGTTCGCGGTCAGTTCTACGCGACCAATATATACGACATTATGCCCAAGGTGTTCCTGGACTCTCTTGTTTTTGGCTCAGGGTTTCTTCATGTTTTTGAGGGAGAGCACGGGGTAGAGGTTGAGCGAGTCTTCCCGAATGAGATTGTTGTAGATGAGATTGAGGCCAGGTACGCAAAGCCTCGTCAGTTTTTCCGTAAGAAGATAATTAATCAAGACGTCCTTCTTGCCATGTTCCCCGATAAAAAAACTGAGATTATGCGAAGCTCAAAGGACAGAAACCAATACGACAATTACACCGCGATGGAGGGTGTCACTGTAGTCGAGGCTTTTCATCTCAAAAGCTCCAAGGACAGCAACGACGGAAGGCATGTTATTTGTGTAGGCGGCGGTACTCTGCTCGATGAGGAGTATAATCGAGATTACGCCCCTTACGTCAAAATCGATTGGACTAATCGTCTTTACGGTTACTACGGCCAGGGATTGGCTGAGCAGCTTCATGGTATCCATATAGAGATTCAGAAGCTTCTGGAGCAGATCCAACAGCAAATGCATTTGGCTCGTCCAAAAGTATTTATTGAACACGGCAGCCAGATTAGTCGTGCTCATATCAACAATCAGAACTGGGGGGTTATCGAATACAGAAACACGCCTCCCCAATTTGTTACACCCCGTACGGTGAGCGGTGAGATATTTTCTCACCTAGATAGGCTTTACGCACGGGCTTACGAGATTGCCGGTATTTCTTCTTTGAGTGCTCAAAGCAAGAAGCCTGCTGGCATTGAATCCGCCGTGGCTTTACGAGAGCTGGGCGATATCGAGACTGAGCGTTTCATGTTGGTTGCCCAAGGCTATGAGCGGGCATTCCTTGAGGCATCTAAGATCATGATCGATATTGCCCGCGATATGGCGTTAGCAGGGCGCGATCTCGAAGCGATTACCATGGGCGATAGGGACATGGAGAAAATTAAGTGGTCAGAAATTGACCTCAAAGATGATCAATATGTAATGAAGGTATTCCCCACTAACCTTCTGCCTCACACGCCCGCCGGTAAGCTCCAGCGCGTTATCGAGATGCTTCAGGCCCAAATGCTTACCCGTACTGAGGCTAGGCGCTTGCTAGACTACCCCGATCTATCAAGCGTAACGAGCCTTGCTAACGCCCCTCATGATGAGATTGATATGATTATCGACTCTCTTCTCAATGGCGTTTACATGCCCCCAGAACCGTTTACGAACCTGACCCTAGCAATCAAACGTATGGGCCAAGCCTATACAAAAGCAAAAGTCCAGGGCGTAGCAGAGGACCGGCTAGAACTAATCAGACGTTATGTTCTAGACGCTCAAACAATTTTGGCTACCGCTGCTCAGTCAATGCAGCAAGCGGCTCAGCCAATGGCACCACAGGCCGCCAATGGGCAAGGGGATTTTGCCCAACCTAGTGGAACAATGCCAAGAAGCCCTTCGGTAGAAGCGGCTGAAAGAATGGCGGCACCAATCCAAACACCACAGTGAGGTAATGAATGGAAGGCGAAGTGCAGGAACAGGCTATCGTTGAGGAGCCAGCGGTTAGCCAAGCAGCGGAAGAGCTGCAAGAGGCCCAGGCTGAAGAGCAGGTCCAACCTGAACAAGTTATTGAAGACAAAAGCAGCAGAGCGTTTCGTCAATTAGCGAGACGCGAAAGCGAACTTAGGCAGAGAGAGCGAAGCATCAAAGAGATGGAAGCCAAGCTAGCCGATTACGAAACCAAAGTGACCGGATATAGCGAACTTCAATCCATGGCTAAAACCAATCCTGCCAAAGTCCTTGAGAGTCTGGGAATCGAATACGATGACGTTACCCAGGCAATCATCAATGGAGGCGAGCCCACAGAGCAACAAGTTCTCAGGCAGCGTAACGAGGTTCTTGAGCAGCGACTAGCTAAACTTGAGGAACAAATTACGCAACGCGTTAAGGTTGAGGAGACTCAGAAATACGAAAAGGTATATAACTCATTCGTTGACGAGATAAGAGCTTTCTGTCAAACTGATGACGATAAGTATCCCCTAACATCGGCAAGGGAAGCTTATCCGCTGGTAGCCGAACATATGCAATCTGTGTATGATCGAACCGGCGAAATTCTCGACTATGAGGCGGCGGTCTCGCAGGTTGAGGATCATTTGCAGCGAGATTTAGAAGCTTACTTGAAGCACGAAAAGATCAAGAGTCGATACCTTTCTCCGGAGGTCAAGCCGGAAGAAGCGATTTCAGAGCCTGCCCAGCCCGAGTTGACGAGGCCAAAAACACTTACAAACTCAGGCACTCAGAATAAAACTGAGTCCAACGGTAAAATTTTGTCCAGACAGGAATCCTTGGCGCGTATGGCGGCCTTGATTCGCGGTCACGGGCAGTAAAGAAAGGTTTTGAACAATGGCCACAGAATCACCATTATCGACAGCAGTCAGTCAGGCTCTAAAAGAACATTATAAGCCGGACGTTATTAAGCGCATGACTTATCAGTCGAATCCTCTTTTGGGTATCATGCCTAAGTATGAAAAATTCGGCGGTGAAAACATGCCTATCCCTGTAATCTTTGCAGGACCTCAGCGACGAAGCGCCACTTTTGGAACCGCTCAGGACAACACCTCTGTTTCCTCTTTGAAGCAGTTTGTTCTGACTCGCGCCAAAGACTACAGCTTTGCTGTAATTGAAAACGAAGCTATTGAAGCATCTCAGGCAAACAGTGACGCATTTGTACGTTACTTGACCATGGAGCTTGACGGGGCAATCAACTCTCTTACTCGATCGATGGCTATCGCAATGTATCGAGACGGAAACGGTGCTCGTGGTCAGGTGAATGCAGAGCCTAGCGTAGCTTCTGACATGGTAGTTACTCTTAAGGAAACTGAAGACATTACCAACTTTGAAGTAGGTCAAGTTTTGAACATCCACTCTGCCCTTACAGGTGGATCTCAGCGAAGCCGAGACGGTTCAGACACTAGCTTCGTAGTGGATTCAGTTGATCGCGATGCGGGAACATTAACGTTTACTGGAGAAGCTTATGACAGCTCCGGTACAATCGCTGCCGATGATTTTATCTTTGTAGCGGGCGATCGAGGAAACATGCTGACCGGTCTCGACGGATGGCTTCCATCCTCTGCGCCTTCTGCAAGTGAAAGCTTTTTCAATGTTGACCGATCTACCGACGCAACTCGTCTGGGCGGAAACCGCTTTGACGGATCGGCCTTGCCTATCGAAGAAGCTTTGATCGGCGCCGCCGCTCGGGTTGCTCGTGAAGGCGGACGACCTGATCACGTATTCATGGACTACAACAGCTTCAGTCAACTTGAAAAAGCTCTGGGCTCTAAAGTTCAATACGACAAAGTTGCTTCAAGCGATGCTGAGATTGGTTTTACCTCATTGCAGCTTCACGGACCAACAGGAACAATGCAAATCATCCCTGACCAAAACTGTATTCCTAACGTAGCCTTCATGCTTCAAATGGATACCTGGTCGCTGAATACACTGGGAGCAGCCCCACGTATTCTAGATGGTGACGGCGTAGGCAATTTCTTGAGAGTGTCCAACCTAGATGCGGTAGAAGCCCGCGTGGGGTACTACGGAAACGTCGCTTGCGTCGCTCCGGGGTACAACTGCCGCGTTGCATTAGCATAATTCAACTAACAGAGAAGGAGGTTGAGTTATGGCGAATCGTGATTTTAAGGACGTGCAGGCTCTTGAGCGTGAGGTCAAAGTGATTTCAGGTTCATTCCTGTTTTCCGACGACGGAACAAGCACGCTTTCAAATGCCGTTGGTGTAGTTAGCACAAACACAATGGCTTCTGGTCTTGTTACTCTTACTTTAAGCGATAAGTACAGTCGTTTTCTGGGTTGCCAGGTGACGTACAAAGACGCAGCTCACGCTGCCGCTAAAGTACCAGTGGTAAGTTTAAGTTCGGAAACTGTTTCAACGACTAAAACCGTTATTTTGCAGTTTACCAATTCAGATGACGGCGGCTTATGCGCAAATGGGGACGTGGACGGTGACACCGTTTTCTTCCAAATTTTCGTAAAAAATAGCAGTGTGACGTGAGGTTGAGATGAAGAAACCTTCCGTAGCAATGCTGGTCATGAGCAAGAAAAAGCCAGAGCCAGGTAAAGAAGAAGGGGAAGATCTCGATGCCCTCATGGAAGCCAAGAAGGAAGCTGCGGCTGACTTAGTGGATGCTGTGAAGGGCGGAGATGCTGACGCGGTAGCTGAAGCATTTACCGAGATGTATGACCTATGTGTAGAAGCACATAATATGTAAAGCCAACCGGGGAACCCTCTATGCCGAACAACACGTTGACAAACCTTATTGACCGGGCAAAGCAACGTGCCGACATGGAGGGCTCTACCTTCTGTACCGACACAGAGATTACCGGCTACATTAACCAAGGGATTCGAGAGCTACACGATATCTTGGTAACCCTTTACGAAGACTACTTCGTAACAACCACCACATACACGCTGCCAGCAAGCAATCCGGGAACACTTCCGGCGAACTTCTATAAAGCAATTGGGGTGGACTTTGAGACTGGTGGGATAACTTACCGCGTTAGGCCTTACTCGTTTCAAGAAAGAAACATGCTTCAGAGCCCTTACACTCAACAAGGTAAGCTCGGAAACTTGTTTTACAATATCAGAGGAACACAAATCTTCTTTATTCCCACCAATACCCTGAGTGGGACTATCACCCTGCACTACGCCCCCATGGCTACAGAGATGGAGGCGGGGCATTCGGGGACTCAGCTAACTACGTTGATTCCTCAAATTACGTACGGGTACGAAGAATACATCGTATGCCATGCCGCTATTCAGATGCTGGTGAAAGAGGAGAGCGATGTTTCTGTTCACCTTGCTGAACGTGAACGCCAGAAGCAAAGAATTATGTCAGCAGCAACCAACCGAGATGCAGGGGAGTCCTACGCGATCACAGATGTGGATATTGGCTCAATCCAAGATGACTTCATTTATAAAATGACATGAGCAAGCCAACTTACACGCGCATAGGTTCCAGCAACCCAGAACTGGAAACGGTACAAGACAATATCGAAGATACCGTTAGAGGCTTGGCAGACATACCATTCCTCACCGGTAAGCTAATCAAAAGCATTGATCTGGATAACTCAGCCACCACCAAAGTTCTGCATAACCTTGGATACAACTTCACAGGTTATATCGTCCTGAGCAGAAATGCCGCGCAACATGTTTTCTTGGATCTAGACACACGCGTAGACAAGACCAGGCAAATTCCGCTGAAAGCCAGTAACGCAGTAACCGTAGATTTGTGGGTATTCTAATGGCTCTATCGAAGCAGCTTATAGGTTTTAATTTTTCCAATGGCTTATCAACGGAAGCGGATGCAACTATGTCCGCCCCAGGCACTTTGGAAAAAGCAGAAAACGTAAGATACCTAGAGAGCGGTGCGCTTGTAGGCAGAGAAGGATTCGTTAACCTAGGATCCAGAGAAACGCTAGCGGGCGGAAGCATTGACACCGGCTACGTTAACGCAAAGCGTCAGAACGAATACTTGGTTGCAGACGGGGACAATCTTTATAGTCGCCCCTCTCTGACTGGCGTTACTGATGAGTTGAGCGATTGCGGTATTTATAGGCCATGTGAATTTTCAAATAAATTCGTGAAAATGCCAAAAGGGAAAAAACACGGAAACGCCCATTATGCCACAGCGAATGGGGTAGACGTGTTTGTTTACTCTGAATACGACGCTTCGGACATAACAAATTATTCAGTCATTGTTGATGTCTTGGATTCCGAGACTGGGCATTTTTATGTTCAAAGGCATGCTGTTGTTAATGTTGCGAGAGAGGCAGACAGAACAAAAACTCAGAGACTATATAAACATCCTCAGCCTCAATGCATTACTGTGGGCGCCTATATATTCATATTTTACTACGACGGTTCCCAGTACGTAAGATACACAACAATTAACACTACGCCGATATCTACAGGCACCGCTGTATCGCTTTCAAACCTGACCCCGGCTGCTGTTGCGGGAAGTGTTGCTGGTACGATACTCCCTAGAACAGGTGGAGCAAACGTAGAGCCATCAGATGATAATTCAGGCACTGAGTTTCATCCGGTTTTTTCCGTAGCGGCTGTAAACAACGCCTCGATATCAAACGGGTTTGCAATAGCTTATTCTGTGGATGAGGACACGGGAAGGGTGGTCACCTACACTCAAAGCAGCGGGACAGCCACTGCTTCAGCGAGTATCGACTTCACTCCAAAAAAAGATAGCGCCGATGCTAATACTACGTTTTTATTTGCCCCATTGGCAAGCACCCCTGTGCATGGGATTACTAGCGGGTTTCAGCTAGTCGCCTTAAATGACAACACCAGCTCTGCAACAAGCTATCAGTATTTTGTTTTTTACACCAAAAACAATGATGCGGGTAACGGCCCCGACGTAACATTTAACGCATTTAAGGCTAATTTAGCGAGCACCGAATACCCGATAACAACAGGGACACGGCAGGCCGCAGTTGTGGAAGACGCGTTCCTGATAACGGCAAGCGCTAAAACGGCTACCGATGATGGAGACGTTTATATTGTTCTGGAGACAACTAAGGCGCACAGAAGGGCTCCAAACGTAACTAAGCCGTCGCCCGCATCAAGCGAGGCGCCTCATTCCACTATTCATAGCGTGGCGGTGGACGCGGGGGCTCTGGGCGTAAACCCGTATTATGCTGAGCATCAGGTCCAGACTGCTTTTTACACCAGGGGAACAACTAATTCATTTGCGACGAGAAATTTATCTACTTTCTCAGGTAGCCTTACATCGGATATTTTTAGACATGACGGCAAGCTTTACTACGCCGTGTCTCATTACTCTGCGCCATTCGAGGCGAATGTAAACATAGGCACTTCGCGAACAATTCTTGGGGTTTTGGGCGCCAATAACGTCATGGTCGTTTATCAGCTTCAAACGTCCACAACAGACAACCTTCAAGACGTAGTGATCGCGGCGACCCCTACCGGCGCTGCTGCATCTTCTTATATTTCTGACTTTATGCAAAGAATCCAGCAGGATAACGGCAACTTTAGCAGCGGATTCAGGACTGTTTACGGCATTCAAAGAGTGACCGAGGTTTCTAGCGGTAAGTTTAGATTTGGGGCAAATAGGTTTGTTGAGTTTGAATCAACGAAAGCTAAGACTACTTTTAACGATTCGGTAAGAGGCATATCTTTATGCGAAATAAACTTTAACACCACCAAGCTACCTCAGCACGTAGAGAATCAAAACACTACTATTCTCACCGGGGGCTTTAATCACGTTTACGACGGGTCTCTGGTGTTTGAAAATGAGTTCTTTACCGCCCCTGTTATTTTGGACGCATTTGTTCAAGAGACTAGCGGCCTTGGAACTCTTGGAGATTCTTCCTCCGCAACCACTTATAGATACGTAGCGGTTTATGAGTTTGTTGACGCACAGGGTAACGTGTACAGATCCGCCCCTTCCAATGAAGCCGAGGTGTCTATATCAACAAGCCAGTACTCCAGTGATACCTACCGAAGCATAACTTTAGGCCTGGGCGGATGGACACCTTCACGGACTAACGGAAGAAACAGAATCGCCATATACAGAACTTCGCCTCTGTCTACTGCGGTTGAGAGCAGAACCGTGTTTAGACGGTTATGTACGTTAATACCAGATTTAGACTCATCCATGACCGCCTTTAATGACAGCGGCACAATGGACGCCCAACTCTTGTTTGCTGAAATTCTGTACACTTCTGGCTTTCAGCCAAACGGAAATATTGGAAGCACAAAAGATATCGTTCTTCATAGAAACAGAATGTTTGCGGTCAGCGCAGAGGATATCATCTTCGCGTCTCAGCCATTAGAGATTGAGACTGCTTTAAGATTTGTTATTGCCTCCCCTAATTATATTGTTCCCATTACGAACGAAAAGGCCAACATTGCCGCCATTGGCAGCAACCTTGAACACTTGATCGTATTTACGACAAGAAACGGATATGCGATTGCTGGGGATGGACCTGACGCTACTGGTAACGGGCTGTTTTCTCGACCGCGAAAGTTCGCCCCAGGGATTGGAGCCAGAGCAGATGCGGCCTCAAAATTAACCCCAATGGGCTTTATGGTTCAAACTGGGTCAGGCATTGTTTCCGTAGATAAAACTCTTCAAGTGGTATCTATCGGCGCCCCTATAACAAAAACTCTACAGACCCAGGAAAAAGGATTACATAGAAACGAAACAGTAATCTATACCCATTTAAAATCAATAGCCGTTAATTCCAAAACAAAGGAAATATACCTTGGGTTTGAGAATATGGATAACGTATCCGATCCTGGGACTAACGGGCTTGATGATGAGTTTATCTGCGTTTTTAACTACGGCGTAAAGCAATGGACCACATTCAAATTGAGACTGGCTGAGGGGGCATCTAATCAGGGGCTGGTTGTTATCAATGGCGATCTGTTCAGATTAGACAGCAACGGCCATTCCTCTAAAATGCAGTCTACTCAATACGTAACGGGTACAGCCACTAATACAACCGGCGTATACACCGATACTCATGATGCCAGCACGCGAGCCTTTACAAAAGTAATCAAGACAAACTTCATCAAGTTCGGCGGCCCGCAAGAGCAGTTCAGATTATACCGCATTGGAATCCTTGGAGACTATACCGCCGCTTCTACGATCGCGGTTACCTTGTACAAGGACTACAGGACAAGCGGCGATGCTTTGACTTCGACAGAGATAACAAGCGACGCAAATCCTTATCATCTTCGCGCACATGTTGATGATCAAAAGTGTCAGGCTGTTTCTGTTGAGATAACTATAACCAATTCAGCTACAAGCACGGATGATCTGGAATTATCTTCCCTGGTCTTTGAGGTCGGCAAGAGAAGCTCCAGATTGAAACTACCCGCAACTCAAACATTGGTGAACTCGTAATGGCGATAGCAGACGATATTATAGCTCAGCAAAGAGCGAGGTCCATGGGGTTTGTAGATCCCAGATTAGCTAAAGGGCTTGCCCAGCGCTCTATTGGAGAAACAGCTGAGGCAGGCGCCCGTCAATCCGTTGCCGATAGGCAGAGACAGGCTAGACTATTTGCTAAAATGCAATCAGCTCGATTAAATCAAGAACTGAAATCAAGAGAGCTTGCAAGAAGCAAGCAGCGTTACGATAGCGCCACTAATAGGTTCACCAAGTACTTTGGACCCCTATTCAAAGCCACTGCCGACACTATTATAGCAGCAGAGAAGACAGGTCTTTTTGATCCAAACGAAGAATCAGGGTCATTCCTTTTTGGAGACAAGACGAGCGGGCAGAAAGCAATCTCTCCTAGGAAAGAAACATTTCTGTTTCCCCCGGCGTCAACCGTTGACCCGGAGGCAGCAAGGGCCGCCCAGGAAGAAGTGCTTGATTATCGAGATGCTTTAGAATCTGTTCGCGGTATGACCCCAAGGCCCGTAAGTCAAGTTGTTAGAGACGCTAGACCCGTTGGAGACGTTGGAAACGTTGGAGGCGTTGATTTTGAGCTTCCCCCAACTCTGCCACAAGATCTGCCTGACCTTGAGCCCCCTATGGAGTTTAAGCGATATACCGGAAAACCTGTTATCGAGTTAGCCGAAAGACGAAGAGAGCAAGAAGCAGCCCAGAAGCTGTTGGATTTTCAACAAGGACAGAGAAGGCTTGATGAATCAGAAAGACTACAGCAGATTGCTTCACAATTAAGAGACAGCCCCCCGCCAAGAAGAGTTGTTCAAGATCAAGTGGGTGACCTACCCCTGGACTTGCCTTCGGAGTCTGACCTAGCTGAAGTCAGAGCAGGCCCACGCCTTACGGATTACAGAGAAGGGCTGAAGAGGGTTGCTGACTCTGAGGAGCTAAAAAGAGTAATTGATACCGGAGTCAATCTGGGTCTCAGCATTGAGCAAATCTTGCAGATTTTAAACAGAAACCCTTCAAGAAGAATGAGTCCATTAGACCGTTCTTTGATGACCAGGTAGGAATCAAATGGCTATAGGACAAAAAGGGGCTAGGCAATTCTTTGATTCGCTAACGGGCGATCCCGAAGAGTTTAAGAAGCAATACGGAGTAGACCCTAACTCCGCTGAAGGCAGACAACTCGCTGGAATGGCTTCCACTGCCGCCGGGTTCACAACCGAGCAGCAGATGAAAACGTTAAGAGCCGGTAGAGATATTGCCGCTCTTACTCAAGCCCAAGCTACCACAGGGGCAAGAGGCTCGCTTGCTGGAGGACAAATAGCCGCTGGACAGGCAGCCACTTCCGCGGCCCGGATGGCCGGAGAAGAAGCGTTTAGAGAGCAAAAAGAAGTAGAGCAAAGAGCAGCCCAGCAAACTCTTGAAGAGTCTCTAGTGGGCCTTGAGAATAGGAAAGCAGCTTCCGACCTTGAGCGAGAGCGCTTAAACTTCATGCGAAGACAGCAGGACGATCAGGACAGCATGAACACCATGAGCACAGTTCTTAATGTCCTTAGTACAACCGCTACCTTGGTTGGGCTCTTTACAGCCTCTGATGAAAGAATAAAGACAAACAGAGAGCCAGCTAATGCTGCGGCATATAGATTCTTGGAGGAGCTTGCCCCAGAAAAATACGACATTCCAAGGCTAGGCACTGAAGGCGAGTTTAGCGTGATGGCCCAAGATCTTGAAAAGAGTGAGATGGGCAGACAGACCGTGAATGAAGCTACCGATGGTGTTAAGACTATAGATATTGCCGGGGGCCTAAAAGCTTTGTTGGCCTCCCAAGCTGCACTGCATGAACGACTAAAGAAGCTGGAGGGATAAAATGGCTAGGGCTGAAACAAGAAAAGAGGATTTTACCCTCACCGCAAAAGAAACAGTTGAAGCTAGGGCGAAGAAAGCTAAGAAGAAAAAAAAGGCGTCTGAATTCGAAGCCATGGCAACGAAGATTGCTGATGAGGAATATGCGCCATTTTATAAGCAACTCGCTGAAGAAGAAGCAGCACTACCTAAACTAGGCGCCTTCGGGAGCTACGTGACTACGGATAGGGTGGACCCCGGGCGGCCCGGCGAACAATTGCAGGCCCTAGAGAGAATCAGGCGTGAACGGGCCGGGCTGAATGAAGAAAAAGAGACCAGAAGGCAGCGAATTATTGATGACCTTTCTAAAGAGAAGCCAAAGGGGCTTATGACGGGCGACTTAAGATCCATTGAGACCGACGTTAACATTCCTATGGCCGGACTTTTTTCGGGTGTTCGAGCCGAGCAAGAAGCGGCATCTAGGGCGGCGGGTAGAGAACTCGAACAAGTACGCAGGGCGATAGATCTTGAGACCGAAGAGGCAGCTATCGCCAGGATGAGAATGGGCCAAGTCGACAGAGAGGCGGCGGAAGAGCAGGCCGAGCAAGAGTTGCTTATGGAGGCAAGGAACAAGCAAACCGAGGAAGCATTAAAGCTGGCAAGGGCCGCTCAAGACGCTGCCGTCAAGCAGCACATGGACGAAATTGACACAATCAATCAGGACATAAGGGACTTCAAAGTAGACCAAGGAAGGGCCTTTCCAGACACAACATCAAAGGTTGCAATGGTTATTGCCACTGCGATGGGCGCACTCGCTGAAGGATTGAGTCAGGGGAGACTTCCCAACACAGCCCTTAAGCTGATGAATGACGCCATTGACAGAGATATCCGTCTTCAGCTTAGTGAGCTGGACAACATGAAAGATGCTGTGAAGAACAAGCATAACGTTGTGGCTCGATTGATGAGCATCCATGGGGACAGGAATCGGGCCACATTGCAAGCTGGGATTCTTGCAAGAAAGGCTATGGAGGACAGAATTACCTCTATAAAAACTTCTGCCAAATCAAAAAAAGCTGTTGATGCGGCCGATTTGGCCATAGCTGAACTCAATGCGGCCAACGAGCAAGCAAAGCGAGCGGACATTCAGCTTAATTACCAAATGAAGATGGATGGTGTTAAAATCGGAATGCAGGAAGCTCAATTTGGGATTAGGGCGGCGGCAAAAGCATCAAAGGCAGACTCCGAAAACCAAGAAAAAATGAATCGCATTGTTAATACTGTAAATGCTCTTGAGACTCTAGGTGCCCAAAAGCCCGAGGGTATAGGAGCCCAAGCCTTGGGCTATTTAAATCAACTTCTTGATCTTGACGTAAAGGCAAAAACTTACGAAAGCCTCACAACTCAACTTACAACTCAGTTGATCAATTTATCTCAAGACAGGATATCCGATGCGGATATGGCGATATTTAAAAAAATATCAGGAGGGAACCTTTACACTATTATCCCAGGGCAGCAGGAGGCCAGACTAAAGTCTGTTAAGGCTTTTGTTAATACTATCGCCGCAAGACCCGCCATCAAAAACGATAAATTAAGGGAAGATGCGTATGGCGGAAAACAAAGTTTAGAAAGCACCATTAGGACCTTTCAGGAATCAGTTAAAGAGTAGAAATTGGAGCGTTTTGGGATGTCTGAAACTGTATTAATGTTTGACATGAAGACCAAGGAGA